GTGAACCTGCGCGCCGGCAGATACCGCGTGACCGTGAACGGTGCGGGCTGGCTGCGCAAGGACAGTTGTGCTCGACGGATCTGAATAGACCGTCTGCGGATAGGCGACGGGATCGAGCCCGGCCTGACCAATATAGATCGAGCCGGATTCGAGTGGTTGCCCGAAAAGATCGGTGAAAAACGGAAGCGCGCGCGCCTCGCTGGTGGCAGCCATTGAATTCTCCCAAAGGTAAGCGGAGCGCCCCGAAGGGCGCCCGAGAAACGTTGCTTACGTTTGGTTGAACAAGATGATGCCGGCCATTTCCGGGTTCGTCACCGAGACGCCGTAAAAGGCGTCGACACGATAGCGAGACTGGTAGTTGTTGATGCTGGCCTGCTTCGACATGATGATTTCGATGCCTTGGTCCGTCGATCCGCGCATCACCGAGAGACCTTGATCCGACGGCACTGCGAGACGACCCGGCAGGATTTCAACCGCTTCTTTCTTCCAGAAGCAGTTCACGCCCGTCGACACGGTGTTGAGCCAGGTGATCGCGGCGCCCGATGCCGGCGTTGCGGTGCAGTTCTTGTACGCAAGTTCCGCGTCCGTCGCGCCTTGGCCGCTGATGATCGCCGGAGCAATCGTGACCGTACCCGTACCGCCCGCACCCGAAACGATACCGACGACGCGGAACGTCTTGAGCTGTCCCGTATCGATCTTCGTGATCGGATGAACGTTGTTCACGCCAGCGATGGTGAATGCGTCGCCAACCTTGACAGTGCCAGACGTGACGGTGATCGCCAGTGCTTGCAGGCGGTTGTCCACGTTCGACTGAAGCGGGCCGCTCGGCGATGCGCTGAGAGCCTTCGGCGTGGTGAACTGGTTTGCACCGTTGACCGTGACCGTGACGCCAGCAGCAGCCGTCAGACGCGCAAGGTAGTCAGCCTTCAGCACGCGCTCGAAGCCTGCCACTTGGCGGCCGACCGTTGCCATTTCGTAGGCGTTCGCAGCCTTCTGGCCTTCGACGAGATATGCGCGCGATGCCAGGTTGCCGGCCATTGCGTTGTAGTCACGCGAACCGAACACCGAGTAGCGGCCGTCGTAGTCGATGCCGCTTTCGTTCATCAGCGAATCAGCCTGCGCCAGATCGTCAAAGCCGGTTGCGGCGACGGTACGCTTCACGACGAGCGAGCCGAGGGTCGACACAGCGTTGACCACGTCGACGTTGATGTCCGATGCGATCTTTTGCTTTGCAGCGGCGCCAAGGCGGTTCTCTTGCAGTGCGTCGCGCAGTTCGGTCGCGTCCATCAGCCACGGCGACGAACGGATCGTATCGATTGCAGCCGGGATCGTGAGCTGCGTCTTGCCGACGAAGTTTGCGGTCTGGTCGAGGCCCGAGAACGAACGCGCGATGTAGGGCATCGGACGGCGGATGACGTCGCCTTGGCGAGCCATTGCGGTCTGATCGTTGTTGAACACGGTGACGGCCTTCGACATGACCAATTGGTCGTTGAAGCCTTCGAGCAGGTTTTCGAACGCAATGCGTTCTTCTTTCGAGAACGCGTTCGCGGTCGAAAGGAAAGGAGCGACGGGCGGTTGAGCCATGATTGGTAATCCTAAATAACACGACGAAAAAGAATGGCGGGATCGCCACAAGATTTCGCATCCAGCTAGGACTAACGCTCAAGGCGCCGATGGGGCTGAGATACGTTGAGACTTGCTGACTTCGCCTGCGCGGAATGTCTCACGCAGGCGAAATTTAGCTTTTGTGCATCTTACTACTTTGCGTAATATGAAGCAACTACTGGATCATTTCTGAGCAAGCTGACGCTTGTAGGCGGCGACCTTACTATAGTCGCCAGTGCGCGCCGCTTCCTCGCGCAGCTTGTCGAGTTGCGAGCTGGAAGCGTTGAAGCCAGTGCCCCGCTCCGCCGTAACGCGCGCTTCCGGCGCCGGCCGTGTGGTTTTCTTCGTAGCCAAGGAAATCTCCAATTTGGCGATTGCAACGGTGAACTTGACCGGATCGGCGATCTTCGACAGCTCGATCAGCCGAGCGGGAGACTTCGAGAGCGCATAGACGAGCACAGCAGGATCGTCGGCGCCGCGCATGAGCAGGCCAGCTTGCGTCTGATTCAGGATCGAGCCGACTTCGGACTCGGCTTCCTCGAAGTCGTCGACGCCGAGCGATTCCTTGCGCTTGGCATACGACTTCTTGAAGTTCTCGACATCTTCCTGCTCCTTGCGGATCGCTTCGAGTTTGGCGCGATCGGCTGCGTCGAGCTTCGCCTTCTGCTCCATCCAGGCGTCATACGCTTCCGAGAACCGCGTTTCGTCGTAATCGTACTGGTCGAGCGTCGGTTTGGTGACGATGGCGTTCGTTTCGGGCTGCGGTTGCTTCGCGAGCACTTCATCGAGCTTGCGCTGGAGTTCGCGCTTCTCGCGCATGATCTCCTTATGGCTCTTGCGCAACTCGGAAACCCACTTAGGCGCCGGCTGGCCCTTCAGCGACGGGGATTCACCTTCGGGTTGCTCGGCACCTTCAGCGGGTTCTTGGTTTTCGGACTCCTGATCTTCGTCGTCGAACAAAGTCGGCGCGACGATTTCTTCAGGCTGTTCCTGCTCGATTTCTGTTTGCTGCGTTTCGATTTCTTCGTTCATGCGCTCACCCCTAGGTGGAAAAATACGATTCGCCGAGTATACATCGACAACCGTTGCAATAAGCAGGATGTGTGTATATCCTACTCCCATGAAACGATTTCAGATGTTCCTGCCCGAGCCGATACTGAAGCGTCTGATGGAGTACGCGCAGCGGCACGATTACTCGATCGCCGAGGTTGTGCGGCGCGCGGTACTCAAGTTTCTAGACGAAGAAGAATTGAAGGAGCCGAAATGACGGAGCGTGAGGAGTTTGAAGCGTCAGGCATTACCACTCGTCTGTCGCGCTGCACCGAGCCGGGTTATGAAAGCGAGTATTCCGATCCTCACACGCAGTTTGCATGGAGGGGCTGGCAAGCAGCGCGCCACATTGTATGCCCGCACTGCAATGGAACCGATGTCGAACTTCAGCGTCTGTGCCATAACTCATCATGCAGCGCCTATGCTCGCGAAGAGTCCATTTACAGAGGGTGGGAGAAATGACCTACGTAATGATCGCGCTGTTCTCGCTCGCCCTGCTCCGTGTGCTCTACCTGATCCGCCACTCAGTCATGGACGGCATCGGGCATGTGATCATGTTCCCGTTCACGCTGGCTGACGACATCCGGCGCAATGGCCGCGACGTGCTCAAGGCGGCTTTCTGGTGGATGGTCGCTATCGTCGCAATCGTATCTCTCACCCTACTTTTCTAATGCGCAATTTTCACGTCATTAAAGACGGCATGGACGTTAGCGCCCTGTCGCTCGCTATCTCGATGGACCATGATCTGTGGACGGCTGATACCTTCCTGCGCAACTATCCGCAGGGGCCGTTCGGCGATACGGACACGATCATGCTGCGCTTCCCGGAGATTCAGACCGGCATGAGCGAGGAAGAGATCGAGTTGTACAAGCAGAACAAGTTGCCGGGATACGATCAGCACGAGTCGATCGCCTATCCGGCGTGGTCAAAGCTGACGCAGGCGCATGGCTTCGTGTTCGATCTGGCGCGCTTCACGCAGGCGACGCGGATTGGCCGCGTGATGATCAATCGAGTTCGGCCGGGCGGCCGGATCTACGCGCATGTCGACACGCCCGCGCATACGGCTTATTGGCGGCGCTTCCATCTGGTGATTCAAGGTCAGCCAGGCGCCATCATCACGAGCGGCGACGAGACGATGCAGATGCTCACCGGGCGGCTGTTTCACTTTCGCAACGATCTGATGCACGAGGTACGCAATGAGTCGTCGGTCGACAGGCTCAGTATGGTCATCGATCTGCGCGTCTAGACCCTGTTCCAGTGGTTGACGGTAGGGATGATTCGCACGCGCGACGCAAGATCCGCCTGCTTCTTCCTTACCTCGGACACTGCCTTAAAGTGGCTCATGGCGACGCAGGTGTAACGGAAGCTGTCAGCCGCGTGCGAGTGTTCATCGTGCTTTGGATGGCCCGATTTAGCTCGAGAGTAACGCCGTAGGTGCTCGAGCAATTCGCCGCAGTCGTCAGAAACAAAAGCGTTCTTCAGCGCAGCACGAGCCGTTTTGATGCCCGTCTCTACGGGAACTGATGGCACAGTTTGAACCTGCCAGCCATACGATTCCATCATCGCGTTTGATGTCAGATTGGTCTGAATCGAACGCGCCCCGCCGTCGTGCGGGAACCAGATGATCGCGTCTTTCCAGCCGTTATCCTTCAGCCAGTCGCTGTACGCCTTCAGATCGTTGTTGTTATCCTCGTGGAAGGCGAGCACACGCAATCCGCTAATGTCCGCCTGAGCTATCGTGATCGACGTCATATCGTTGATGCCCAAGTCGAACACGGCATGAACGCTCAGGACCGGATCGGCCGCCATCGGGCGGATGCGGTTCCCTGTTACTAGGTCATGCATTTCCTTGCGATAAATCGCGCCGGAGACGGCCGATTTCGGGATGCCCTCCCAAATATGGTCATAGTCGTCAGGATCATCGGCCTTTGACCGAAGTCGCTCCGCCTCGAGGGCCGCATTCCAGAAAGGATTTTTGTCCCAATTGACGTTGATGATTCGGGCGTTTGGCGGCCGCTTCTCAATGAATGTCGTATATACCGGGTCCGTGTCCAACTCTGGATTCATGCTAAACCAGATCTCAGACGTATCTTTCCGGATTGTCGGGAGGAAAAGGTCTAGCGACTCTTTCGAGATCGCCTGCGCTTCTTCGCCCCACGCGATATCGATGTCATCCAGAGACTTGATCGACGTTGCTGTCTCGTCACTCAGGCCACGGAAAATGAACTTGCTTCCGTTTTGACCGACAATTTCCTTCTTGGTGATCGTGAAGAATCCCTCGAGCCCGCAGTCTTTGATCCGCTTCTCAATGATCGCCTTGACCGATTCGTCGATCGATTCCTGAATTTCACGGAAGCAGAGAATACGCAGAGGCTCGGCCGTCGCCCGGATCACAAGCGACGTCGCGCACGCCATCGACTTACCAGACCCACGCCCACCATGAAAGATGGTGTAGCGCGGGCCTTGGCTCAATAGGCATTCGGCCCATTCAGGAAGGGAAATCTCGCTCAATGGCCCACCGCAGGACGGTTAGAGACATGGACCGGCGCTTGTGCGGCTGCCGGCGCATTGCCAGCGGTCAGCGCCTGCGCGGTCGGGTCGACCTGTTGCGTACCGTGCAGAGCGTTGACGCCCGGCGACGGCGTGGCTTGACCCGTCGAGATCGCCTGATTCACTTTCCCATCCATCGGGCTTTGCGGCTGATCCTGATTGACCTGCCCGGCCTGCTGGTTGACGCGATCTTGGATGCCTTGCAGCATTGTCATGATCGTGGAAAGCTGGCTGGCGTTCGTGTTCGAGATCGATTCGGCCGCTTTCGCCTGGTTGAGTTCGGCGGTCGACAGCGCCTGCACAGCCGATGCCTCGCTTTGCGTGGCGCTCGCTGCATCCTTGCGCGCCTGAGCCAGCAGTGCGACCGTCTGAGCGTCGGGCGGTGCATTGGCTGCGGCTTGCTGCTCGGCCTGCAACTCTTCCGCTTCCTCGTCGTTCGGTTTCACGACGCCAGCCTTCACGAGCTGCATGCGCGCGAACTTGGACAGATCCTCCATCCCTTCGCCGTCCAGATTGCGGACCAGCGTCGCGACCATCAGTTGCTGCATCTGCGGATCGGTGATACCCGGCAGGATCTTCGCAATTGCGTTGACGGTCGAATCCTTGCGGCTGTTGAATGCAGGGCCGACGTCGACGAACACATCGAGGCCGGGCGTGAACGTGCG